AAAAACCAACTGATTACCCAAACAACTCCAGCAAGATCAAGTAGGCAGAGCATAATCGTTTTCCTTTAGCTTCCTCAGTAGCGTGCGGTTATCTATCTGCACCCCGCTGGCTCTGCACCACCAAGAGACAACCCCAGTCTTAAAGTCACGCAGTAGCTTCTGTACCTCGTGCGAGTTTTTGTACTCCAAGGCATCGTTGAGTGGCACTCCTTGGTGATCCTTAATAATCTTCATACCCTTAACCATCCCTCGCTTGCGTAGCATCCGCAGGTCGCGGATAGCCTGGAGTGCAACCTCCCCAGCCAACTGCTGCAACCTATCATCGTAATCACCGCGACATAACTGCGTGGACCTCACCGACCCAACTCCACCAGCTTCGCTTCGTCAGCTCGGATCTGGTTAGATAACTTAACCAGATCATTTGATTGCCCAGCGTAATGAATAATCATCGCGTCCTTGTAGCGGTCCAAACCAAAGTGCGACTCAACGCTGGTCATACAATTGAAGGACGGGTCAAGTTCGGTCAGCGGAATGTTCCACAGGTGCGCCATCACGTTTAACCAAGTCTGCTCGGCAAAGTGGTTTGGGTGAAGGCCAATTGGGGGCATGGATAGGATACCAACGGCCTTGGTATGAACTACGAACACGCCAGTGTTGACATAGAACTTAGGCTCGATCACTCCTCCGAAAGCACCCGCCAGCTTTACCATATCAGGCTTGCGGTCCAGATAAGCTCCCTCGTCAAAGGCGCAGAACACGCCAGCGTCTTCCCCTAGGTTTGGGCAATCGTTTGCAATCAAAACATCAGCGTCAACGAATGCAACCTGCTCGTATCCCTTCGTTGCCATAATGTTTCCAATCGCAGACTTGGAGTATTGAGCTGGGTGAGTAAGAGGCTTGTCGATTAGAATGAAGTCAACGCTGTGACGCTTGCAGTAAGCCTCCATGCGTGGCCTAGTTAGATCAATAATCTTCTTCCAGTCATCACCGAACGATTGAGTTACTAATGCTTGCTTCATTTTACGTCCTTCCATATTTTGCCGTGTTCATCCAGATCAGAAGATAAAAGCATCACCTTGTTGTAGAATCCGTACCCATACCCCCAGCGCATAAGCGTTAGGCTGATGATGTCTCCAATGTGATAAAGTATCCATGACAAAACAAACTTCATTTGTCGCTGCAATCGTAATCTTCCCAAGTGATATTTCTGCAACCTTCGATTGCTTCGTCTCTAGTTTTGTATGTATCAAAGTGCGACCAATCCTCTTCTCTGCCTTCGCCAGTTTCGTCTATGTAAACCGCCCACTCTGGCTTGCCGTCATCATCAAACTCTTTCTTAATCCATCTCATAATCTTGGAACCTCTTTCTTTATTTGAGCCAACACAAACAATGTTCTTACCAGCGCACGCTCCAAGTGGTCAACACTTGTTTCACCGTTATTATCAGGACAAGGCGTGGACTTGTGCAGTTGCATCTGCGCTGTGGCTAGGTGTCGGATTGCTCTGGCTATGTGATAATCGTGCGTAGGCCGATCCTTAACCAACCAATCTCCGTATGCTGACTTATCCGATCCTTTACCCATCACTCGCCAGATTATCTCGCCAGCAGCATCACCCATCTCGGCTATGCTGGGCGCAGTCATTTGGCAAGACTCCGATAAACTTGATCCAGCAACTCCTCTAGCCAAAGTACGTCAGCGGGGTCGATCATAACTTCATCCCAGGAGGCGTGTAGCCTTTAACCCAAGCCCAGACTTTTAATAGTGCATTGAATCCAATTCCAGCTTGATACAACTCATCCTCATCCCACACTTTTGTCATCAACTTGCTGGCATCATTTGATGCAAGCACAATAGATACGCACGCTGCCTTTGGATTCTCGCTTGCGGTCCTGTAAGCCCACAACTGCGGACAGTCGGAGGTTTCATAGAACGGCGAGTATTTGGGATTCACCTTTCGGTTCTTTAGATCAATTATTGCATCGCCAATCCCCTTCAACTTCACATATGCGTCACAGCGACCAGCGTATCCTGCTCCAACAAGAGCCTTCTCGCACCAATAGGTCTTCTCTACGTTTTCGTCCGCCCACTTTTTGAACGTTGCGATGTATGGTTGGAGGTCTTCATCTTTGCACACAGCGCGTCCCATGAGGATGTTCTCGGCTTGTTCATGCATTCGCGTGCCATGTTCAGCTGCCTTCGTTGTTGATTCTTTAGAGTCCTTAACCACTCTTCGAGCGTAGGTTTCGAGCGTTTCATCTGCCTCCTTCGGAAGTGTGAGCGAGGACATAATGGCCTGCTCAATCTTCCACGCCGTCAATTGCGGCTTATCCATAATTCCAAGCACGCTGGTTACGGATGGGTACAATCCCATCTGGCGCGCATCGGCTACGGTTGTGTTTCTTTCTTTTCCGTTCTTGCCAATCACAACGTGGGCGGATTCACCCTCGGCTGTGTACCAATGCCCCGCCTGGTCAGTAGCGACCAGACGGGAATTGGTAGGCTCTTTCGCTGTGATTGTAAGTGCCATATAACCTAGAACGGCACTTGGTTGCCGTCTGCGTCAAGCTCGACCTTAGTGGCCGTGGACTTGCCAGCAGCGGTAGCAAACTCTTTGGATGCGCGGATCTTCTCCTGCAACCATTCTGGCATATCGTTGAACTGTCCACCCTCACCCTGCTCAATCTCATAATAGAGTTGATCGTTGGTGGTGGTAGCTGGTGCTTTCATTCCTTTCGGAAGTTTAGATGCACCCGCGATGGCACAGTATTGCCGACCCTGCTGGCTGGTTTTGTGGATCAGCGTGAGCATAGCTGGCTTGCCCAATAGGTTCTTCAAGCTGAATGCTTGGAGTTCCTTGGAGGTGAAGGTTTGCCCCCTCCACTGCTCAAGCAACTTCCGCAAGCTTGCTTTCTCGCCAAGGCTGCGGGTCTGCTCAATGGAAACGACCATAGGCTTTTGGACTGTGGTGCGTTTACCATTCTCCTCGACCTCAAACTCATCAGTCTGATCGGGCAACTCAAAGGTCAAGCGAACTTTAGGTGTCCACTTCTCTTGGTTGTCCCAATTGGTTTTCTGATGTCCTAGATCGACTAGGCTGTAGAGAACGCCTACGGTTGCGCCAGCTTCGGGCAACTTGCGTTCCATCTTCTGCGATTCACTTATTGTTAGTGCCATGTTATTTCTCCTTTATTTATTTATTTGGGTTTATTGTTGTTGGGGTAAGGTCTTCAAAAGCTGGTGACTTAACGTAAAAGCCTTGGGCAATCGTTGCGGTCTTTGCATACTCAATGGTGACATTCGCAGGCGCGATCTGTCGAGCTAATTCGCACACGCTGTCGGCGGTCAGTATGACCAACCACTCTTTGCGTCCGTTACGGCGGAAGAATACCGCTGGGATCTTGCCTGCTGGACAATCCCGCTTGGACTGCTCCATCCACTCTTCGGGTTTGAGTGCTTGGCAACGCTTGCCTTCAATATGGAAAGGGAAGTTCTCGCAGACTACGTCACCGCTGCCACCAAGAGGATTCCCAGCATATTGCTGCGATCTGCGAGCCTTCTGCCAGCCCTGCTCCCGTAGATAATTTGCTAATTCTCGCTCACCCGCTGCACCCTTTGCCCTACTGTTGATTTTGCCCATCCATAGGTTTTAGGCAAAACCTCCTGCTCGGTCGATAAATTAGTTAGTTCCGCCAAGTCTTATTAGCGTGGCTAATATCCTCATTAAATCTTCTAATCATTGCCATCATGGTTAGTTTCTCTACGATCTTCTTGTTCTTCTTGACCCAAGCCACAGCCTCATCGAAGGATTCTGTATCCTTCAAGCCAGCCTCAAACTTAGCCCACGCTTCTTTCTCGTTCACAGATTCTTAAATACACGCCAACCACCACCTGTCGATGGGCAAAGCTTGGTTGTTACCGATTTGCACTTGGCGATTGGCAACAGCCAGAAAAGGTCATCGCTCATGCCCCAGCAGGCAACGTAATCCACGCCACTGATAGCTCGCTTGGGGATATTAAAGCCATTGCCAGTAGAAGTAGTGAAGCGGTATTTGGTGCGCCCAGGTTCTACGGTCTGCGCGGTCTTAACCTGGATGCGGTAGAACTTACCATCCTTCTCAGCTACCACATCGTAGCCTGCAAAATCCTCGTATGGCGTAAGCACGTTGTACCCGCACCGCAATAATGCGCCAGTAACGCGAGCTACCCCAACTGCTCCAACTTGGCGTGATGTTAATTTCATGCTTGACGGCTTTCGGTTTGTGCTAGAGACTTTTCACTATGAAAGCAATAACAATGATAACACTGACGGCGATGCTGATGGCATCGGTGATGGCGGAAGAAGATGATGAAGGAAAAATGGAAGCATTTGTAGGTGGAGTTTATGGTGAAAAAGGATTTGCTGTTATTTTGAGTAAAGACCAAGCCTTAGTTAATGGTAAACTGATATTGCGAAATGGTGATGTTTATACAACTCCCAAGGGAACATATACTGATAATCATGGGGTATATTCTTGTCCAAAAGGAATTGTTTCAAGAAATGGAGACATCTTTTCTGGAAACACTGGAATCAGATATGGCTCTGGAGATGTTTTCTTTGGTTCTGGTGGGGCAACAATTGTGTCTGGAGGAGTAAGCTCCAACATGAGGAAGCCCTAACCCTGCCCAAAGGTTGACAATCTATTCCTAATTCTAGCCTCTAGGCCAGGAATGAACTTTTTTCTGGCTGGGTTGCGTTCAGCCATATTATACTCATCCTGCAATTGAGCATCGCTGGCTGCACGCATCAATGCCCTCGGCTCAACTTGGTTAATTGCGGCCAGAGTTTTAGGTCCAAGCCCACCATCCACAGCAACCTTCTGTCCTAACGCATTCAGTCCTTGCTGGATGTATTTCGTTGCACCGCCCAGCCCACGATTAAACGCAAGATCCTGCGTGAATGGCTGGAGTGTTTGAGGTAGCTTTTCAACGAGTGGCGCGGTATACCCTTGGATGTACTCTGCCGCTGCTTTCGCTCTTTCTTGCGCTGGGAGCGACGAGATGGCCTTGAATGCTTCTGGATGGTATCGGTCATTGATTCCAGCTACTTCAAAGTTTCCACCCATATCACCAGTTGGCAACTTGTAGACTGAAAGATTACCCTGCTTATCCTTACGACCCTCCCACTCCACGGTTTGCAATGGTAGAGGAAGCTCTCCAGACGGCTGCTGTGCTGGTGCTGTAGGCGGCTTAACGTATTCGCTCATAGGTTCTATCCTTGCGGTCTGTTCTGGTGGTTGCTGCGGTGGTTTTGTGTAAGGCTCAAATTCCATACGGATCGCGTTGTTGCGATCCTGCTGGTTTAATCCAGTTTGGCGTGATGCTGATCCAGAGATGTCGAATTTAGCCATTTACTTATTTTCCTCCAAAAGGCTTTGCATGATCTCTTGCCGTCTTTTGATGTCATCTGGAACATCTCTCGCAATATCGCGCATCATTGTTTTTCCAGGTCTATACCTCGGAAGAGTACCACTTACTATGGCTTGAATGTTTGCACGGCTCATATTTCCTTCAGCCATCGCTGCTGTAGCATCCCTTACGCTCAACCCCCAACCAACAGCGGCCTTATACGCTTGGCGCATATCCTTAAATGATTCCTCCCTTGCCCTCAGCATTTCCATTCCACCAGATGTAATGTCAGCCTCGGATGGCATACCACGCCTTCTCAACTCTGAAGATAGTAAGCTTGTTGATTTCGCTATATCTGAATTAAATGCAACAGCCTTCTTGGAAAGTTCATTTGCAAGATTAAGTTTCTGAACCCTAAATCCGCTAAATGCTGATGTTACGCCTGGAAGTGATGGAACTGGTGCTTTAGGTCCAAAGAATGGATCTGGTTCACCCTTGATTGCGTAGAACAATTGTCTCATATCTGAAACAGTGCCAGGCTCAAGCACTCTTCCAGCAAATTGAGTGTAATCTGAAATTTGCCTAGCAAGACTTGCTTTTGGATTTGTAATTTGGCTTCCATCGCTTCTTTGATTTTTTATCAAGTTCACCGCCATATCTGTTGCAATACTTACTCCAACAAAATTACCAACTAATGATCCAACCGCATTTGCCAATCCTCGTTCAAGATTTTCAGCATTTAAGAATGCATTGATTGGCTGATTAAACACATCGTAAGCATCAGAGAATGAAAGATCAATGTATGTAACCTCGCCTTTCTCCTTATCAAGTCCAACTGGAACAAGCGTTGAGTCCTTTTGGTAGCGAGGAGCAAGCTTATTTAAGTCATCAACCTTGTATTTCGCATATCCAAGCGCACCAATAGTAAACAATTGCGCGCTTCTGGCGATGGTAAAAGCTATAATATTTCCCATTATTGCGCGTACACCATATTTCTCCATGCCAGGAGTTTTAATGTCTTCTATCGCCTGCCTCAAGGAATGATATGTATTTCTTATTCTTTCGGCATCCCAAGATATAAAGTTTTTTGCAAAAATGTTTGCCCTAAAAGCCTTGAGAAATCTCCCAAGTTTCTCATAGGTTGGGAACGCATTGTTCGCATAATCTGCGGCCTCAATTTCTGCTTGCTCTCTACTTAATCCCTTTCCATCCATTAAGGCCTTTGTTCTATATCCCCATAGCTGTAGTTTATGGAAATTATCCCCAGACCTATATAGATAAGACATAAATTCGTCAGCAAGTTTTGGGCCTTTAATTGCATTCAATCCAAACTTTGCAAACTTTGGATTTATCTTTGAGAAATGTCTTTCAATAAAATTGTCAATACTATTGTTGTCCAAATTTGCATCTCGCATTAACGCTTCCATCTCATTAAACTTTGAATTATTTACTACTCCCAATTTGATTGCGCGCCTCAAGCTTGATCTTATCGCTGGAGTGTCTGGGCCAAAGCCGTAATCAGACTGAATCATACGAACTGTTTTTCCAACTCCAGACAAAAAGGAAAAGTTACCATTTTGAATCTGTATTGGTATGTTAAATATAAAATTCCTTACTTGACTTTTAATAGAATAAACTGTTTTTGCTTTTTTAATCCAAGCATTGAGTTTTGCAAATGTTCTGTATGCTGCATCACTGTTTGCAGCAGCATCAAAATTCATTACTTGCGATGCCACATCCTTTGGCATATAAATTCCATTAAGTGGCTCTAAGACCTTACTTCCTTCAGCAGCAAATTGAATTGTATTTGGTGCTGGATAGTCAAAAAATAATCCAGCTTTAAGTCCTTGATCTCGCAAATTCTGCAAAGTTCTATTATTAACTCGCAAATTTATAAGTTTCTGCATTGTCATTGCATATCGTATTGATGGATCTGTAATTTCACCAAGCAAATAGCGTATTTCATCTGGAATTTCTTGTCTTTTCTTTAGCATTGAAAGATTTTTACTTAATCCATAGGAAGTAAAGTCATACTCTCTTGGGGTTCCTTGAGCCAATCCGCCCTCTTCTACTATGCGCTGCATTTCGCCCATCAAAATATCTTTAGGAACAATCCCAGTTTCGTTTATCTTACGCAATCTTTCTATTGGAGGTCTATTGTTTCTGGCCGCATCGGCTACCTCCTGTTTCGCCTCATCGAGTATTTGATTTCTGACAAAGTCGCTTGCTCTTGCAAATTTCGCTCGATCCCTTGTTTCTGCTAAACCAATATTCCAATTTTTATTTGTAAATTTTTCATACGGCCTTGTCATATACGAACCTATATTTGCCTCAATAGTTTCAGATTGACCCTTTGTTAATGTGCTTACTTCCTTTAATATATTTCTTGAATTTTCGTCAATATCATTTCTGTATTTTTCTACTGGAACTTGTAATTTTGGCGGCAGTTTTTTAACGCTTATCTCGCCATCCAAATATTTTTGCACAAGACTAGAAAGTTCTGGAGTTTCTTGAGTCGTTCCAGTTATTTCTTTTATTGCATTTTTATAATCACGAACAGATGCTTTAACAGCAGCCTCCATCCCAGCCTTATTATATTTATTAGCTAAAAGCTCATCAGCCATTTCTTGTGTAAGCGCGCCTTGGGAAGTGAAATAGTTTTTCGCTACTTTCGCTGGTACTTGGAGTGCTTCAGATGTTACAAACCCAGCCTCACCACCCTTGCCACGCATAGGGCGAGGGATGGTCGGCTGAGTTGCTTGAGGTGCTTGAGGTGCTTCCGCTGGAACAACCTCGCCTTCCGCTGGCAACGCCAACCTTTCTCCACTAGGCAACTGCGTCCTTGGCGTAACAATCGGACCTTCGCGCACAATCTCGCCTTGCAATCCGCGAGTATCTGGAATAATGGCCTCACGATTGATGCCTTGGGATTCAATTGTAAATACGTTTGTCTTCGGCACTGGATCGTTTAGATCCACTAAGCTTTCCTGCATTTGCGTTGTGATTCCACGCCGTTGCATCTCGGCTGTGTCGGCTGCTGTACCGCGCACGCTTCCGCGTACGCCTGCCTCTGGCAACTGTTCCTGCGGAACTACTGTGGCTGGCTTAATCGGACGCTCTTGTGTGCGTACTGGCTGAATCTCTGTTGAAACTGTTTCTGGAAGTGATGGTGCTTGTAGTTGTTGTTCGTAGTAAGGGCGAACTTCTGGTTGACCAGGCTTTGGCGCGCCTTGCTCAAGACCTACTTTATTAAGAACAGTTCTTCCACCAAGCAGTACCTCGCTTCGTTTGGCTCGCTCAACTCCAGTTGCTTGCGTTGATCTTGCCTCGCTTAAAATTCCTTTCCAATCATCGTATTCAGCGCGGCTTGCCTTTCCAGCCTTAACCTTATAATTCAGATTCTTAAATTCTTCAAAGTTATATCCTTTAACCCTGCTTCCAGAGGCCATGCCAGCGTATAAACCACCGAACAAAGCATCTTCAGCAATTGTGCCTGGAGAAACTTCACCTCCAGTAACTGCTCTTAATCCAGTTCCAACTCCAGCACCAACTACTGCAGAGGTTCCAACTGCCTTGCCAAGTTCTTGTGCGGCTCTTTTTGCGCCAAGTTCTTTAAACAAAGTTGTTCCAGCCCTTGTCAATCCAGTTACACCAGCTACAACTCCAGGCGCATATTCGCCAGTAGCAGCGTAACCTGGAGCGAACTCTCTTGACCTGGCAACCTTTGGAGTAAATTTCTGCAGGCCAGCTTCTGCCAATTCTCCGCCAGCTATTGCTCCGCCAACGCCTCCAGCAATCGCTCCAATTGGTCCACCTATTGCTGCGCCACCAAGTCCACCAGCAATACCACCCATAACTGAAGCTGATCCCTTAACCAAACCAGCGGTAAGTGCAGCCGCCTTTACATTGGCAGGAACATCAACAGCCTCCTTATTTACGAAGTCATCAATTTCAACGTCTTGCTCTGGCGCGTAATCTGGAAGCGTGGATGCGTACTGCTTGGTTTCCGCACCCCATTGGCGAGCTAGGTCAACCTGCTCTGGATAGGTGAGAGTCTTGTAATCTTCAGAAGCCTTAATCTCGCTCCACGCTGGAGGTTCTTCTAGCTTTGGTGCTGGCTCTGGCTCTACGGCCATTCCAGCTAACTGACGAATCTTGTTGGCTGAAGATAGCTCCTGTACTTGGGCTTCAGCCATTTTATCTACCTAGTCTTGTTTTAATCCAGCTTGGAGCCTTCGGTTCTTCTGATTGTCCGAAGAAATTATTTAATTGATCTTTTATCGCCTTTGGTGTTTTTGGATCTCTCCACATTCTTTCCGCCTGTTCGTTATTATATGAAATTGTGCTAAGACCATCTGCGCCTGTCAACACAACTTTTCCTCCAGTAGATGCTTTCACAAGTTCCTTGCGTACATCTTGGCTTGCCATTCTGATTGCAGTATCTTTATCAAATCCCTCTGCCTCATAAGTAGCCGCAACTTGTGGAACTTGATTTCTGTAAATTTGACCGTAAATATCTGAGCTAGTTCTTCCAGCCTGCTCTTGCAATACCTGTTGGTTTACTCCTCCCATATTTACAGTTGCAGTAGGGACTAAGCCCTTTCCTCCCATTAAAATATTTTCTATTGCTTGGCCTCTCGCTGCAAGCATCCTATTCTCAATATCAGCAGCACCTTGCTTTTTGCTGGCCTCAAGAAGGCTTAAATTTTCTTGAAGTGCAGCATTCTTGGCAACATCACCAAATTCAATTCCCTCTTGTTTTTGCTTTAATGCTTCGCGCCTCATAGCCATATCTTCAGCAAGCGCAATTTTTGATTCTGGAGTTTCTCGCATTTTCTCTTGCAAATCAAGTTTTAACTTTTCCATTTCAAGACCAGACTTCATGGCCTGGTTGTACTTCATCTGCTCATAGGCTTTGTCGTATTCGCGTGCTGCTTGTGTTAATGCTGGCATAAATTACCCCCTAAAGAATGCGTTACTTCCAGGTCCACCAAACAATCCAGTAAATCCAGATATTCCACCAAGTATTGACGCTGCTTGCTGCGCTCCACTTTGTTGCCTAGAGATCGCACCAACCTGCGCGCCGTAGGTATTAGCCAAATAATTAGCCTGCGATCCGTAAAGGTTCGCAAAGGTATTTGTAAGATTGACAGGAATGCCTTGATCCACCGTTTGATAAAACGGCTGTGCCGTAGAAGGCTGTTGGTTAAATCCACCAGGCAAAGCTTGATTTGCTTGGATATAACTCTGGAACGCACCCTGCTGTGCGCCTGTGCGTGATTGGCCTAAGTTGTAAAGCGAAGGACCACCAGCAATAAATCCAGAGGCTGCACCAAGGCGGTTCTGCAATAACGCATCGCGGAATGCAAGGTCAGCCCTGAGTGCATCAGATGTGTTTTGCCCAGAGGCAAGGAACTGAGTCGCTGCACCATAGCGTGCAAGCTTGCGTTGCTCACCAGCAGCACCAGTTGTTACAGCTTCTTCAACCGCAGGAGCCACGCCAAAGATGTTGCCACGGGCAGTCTGAGCAGCACGCGCTGCCTGCTGGTATTGCCTCTGCTCCTCTGCGCCTAACTGCGAGCCAAGGGCAAGCTGATTGATTGCCTCTTGTTCCAAGTTGCTACGGAGTTGTTCGGCTTGGGCTGATTTGGTTTCTCCAATAGGAGCAGTAGTCATCTCGCGGTACTTCTTACCAAGCTCAACCGCTGTTTGATAAGATTCTGGATCAATCTGGCGAAGTTGCTGGGTTGCGCGTTCTTCTGGAAGTTGCAGGTATTCTCGGAAAGAAGTGATCTCCTTTAGCCCTTCTGGGCTATCTAATCCAATTGGCTTAAAATTCTTTTGCATCTCCTGCGCACTTGCAACTGCGTTGGTTACGCTTGCTAGGTCATTATTTAATAAGTTGATGTAACTATCTGCTTCAGTTCTTTGTTGACTTCCAGATGGCAACCCAGCAACCATTTGTTTCGTTGCTTCAAGCAATTGTCTAATTCCAGAAATTTGCGTATTACCGCCTTGAATTATGTTGGATAACTTAGTTTGCTTGGCCGTGTTGTAATCGTTAATTATTTGCTCATCGCTTACTTGGAAATTTAATTTAGTAGCAAGATCAGATGCTCCAAAATTTCTTTGAGCCGAAAGTCCTTCTAGTGATTGCTTAAATTGAGGTGTTGCTTTTCCTATATCCCTTGTTGCTATATCTCGAATTTGCGCGGCAAGATCCGTCCTTCTTTTCTCTTCGGCTTGTTTTGCCGCTAATTCTGCTCTGGCAGCTTCAGCCCTTCTATCTAATTCTTTTTGCGCTTCTTCTTTTGTTGAGTAGGGATAATTCGGAAGTCTTGTTAGGAAATCATCAATAGCAAAGTATGCGGCTCGATACCCAAGTCTTGTGTCCCTAGATCCATTATTTTGTTCTGGAGCAGTTATAGCTTCAATTCTATTTCCGTTAATTCTATAGCCTGCTGGCGCATTCGGAGAATATCCCATATTTATCCTTTTAGATTTGGATTAGAAATGTTTTCTCCAACCGTACCATAAAAATCAACTGGTCCTGGCTGGCGGTTGAACGCAACACTTGGCTCAACCGATCCGTATGGGCTAGTTCCATATAAACGCGCAAACTGGCGAGTCATTTGATCTCCTAATCCTCGGTTTAATGCATACGCCTGTGGGCTAGTTTCATACTGCCTGCGTAAAGATTCAAGTGTGCGCTGTGGACCATACTGACGCTCTAATTGCATTCCAGCCTGCACGCCTGCCTGCTGGTCTAGGGCAGCTAACTGGCGTTCCAGGGAACGCTGCTGTGGCATATACTGGATACGAAGCTTATTTTCCAAAGCAGTCATCTCTGGCGCTTTTTCAATATAGGTTTCTACATTCTTTTTGTACGCATCTGCATTGGCCTGCGCTACCGCCGCTGGATCGGGCGGAGGGGGCGGTGACGGAATAGAAGGTGATCCACCCACGGTGTTAAACCCTAGCCTTTCGCATAAATGTCATATAGTCGTAACTCCTTGGTTTACCAGAACGATTAAAGGTGATCCGCTTGCGAGGACCAAAACGCTCCCAAAGGAGCAACAGCAAGCATCGTAAGGATTTAGCACCTTTTGAGGAGATAGTCAAATCAACAAACACATTCTCACCATCCTCGCTATGCACATAATGGTCAGGCTTTTGCCCATCCTTTACGCACCTAGCCAGAGCTACTCCAGCGATGCCATCCTTATCCTCAACAATCCCAACCATGCCCTGCTTCTCGAACCAGCCAAACCAATCAGCCAGGTTAGGCCACATAGCCTCTGGAACATTGCTCTTCTCAATATACTCAACAGCGGTCATACGTTCTTTTGCACCTCGATTGTGTCGGGGTTGGCTGCAATCATAATTTGCTTAATGGAAAGCTTCCTAGCTGGAGCTTCCATCTTGAACTTCATATTACGCCACTTCTGATAAGACCTAAGACTATCAGCCCTAAAGTTGTAGGTCTGAGCCGAAAGCGTGGCTGGGAGTGTAAATGGCAGGGTCAATCCTCCTGGTGTCGACGTGTCAACGCTTGTACCAATTGTGACATACTGAGAATCTGTTTCCCGCTTCATCCCTATTGTGCATCCAGTAGCCGTGGAATAATAAAACTCCATCTCATAATGCGACCCGTACTTCTTTGAAATCCTGTCGTCAAAATCATAAGCCTTTGTAACAACGTAGGACGAATAGGAAGTGCCGTAGTCCTTAAACTCGGTATTGCCATCACCCTGCAGGTCTGGATCAAGGTAATCGTAAAGATGCCCAACCTGCCCTGTAGGACTACCAATCGCAAGCTTTACGCAGTTTGTGGAGTACCCGCCAGAGAAGTTGGTCTTGGTCATTGCGCTTGCGGCTATAGACCACAATCCCTCAAACGATCCAAACAGCGTGTTGTAAACAAGCACATAATTGCAGGTTGTCGAGTTGTCCAGAGGAAGAGCCAGATAATACCTGTTATTGTGGAACGCTGCATTGGCAGAGCTAATATAGCCCCTATTTATTCTTGCTATTACATTCTTGACCTGCTCGGTAAGGGTTGGGCCTACTGT